GGTCCGCATATTTTAGAAGTAAGGGTCCTCAAAGCGAAACTACTTCTAGAGGAATTTCAGATGCAGGAAACTACACAGATGCAAAGAACATGTATACCCCAATTAAATACGACCCAATTACTGGGGCAGTACTTGAATCAGCACCTGCTGCTAAAGGAACAATTCAGATGTATAGAAATAGATATGATTTAATTAGATACTATGAAACAAAAGAAAACGCTGATATTGATTCAACAATGTATGGATTTAAATTTCTTTACAATCCTACTGAAGTTAGTATGGGTTGGGGAATTGCTGAAGGCGTAAATCCAGACGTAATTCAAAGTGGAGCAGATGGTTACATTGTACCAATTGGTGCAGGGGTAAACCAAAGCACAATAGATTTTACTTTGTTGTTAAATCGAATTGGAGACATGGCATATTTAGATTCAAGTGGGCGTATTCCAGGTGCAGATGATCCTTACCCAGGTAACTTTAATAAACTTGAAGATTTAAAAATGATTTACAAAAAAGGAACTATGTATGATTTAGAATATCTTTTTAGAACCATAAATGGTCCAAATGCAAGTTATCAATCTAGTTTAAATGATAGAACTGCAGACAGGGGATTTTTACTAGGTGCTCAAGTAGAATTACATTTAGGAGATGGCCTTAGATATTTAGTACGGATTGGATCTCTGTCTGTAAACCACACTATATTTAATGACAGAATGGTGCCTATTCTTTCTAACGTACAAATTAGTTGTCATAGATTCTACGACCCACCTAGGATAAGAGAGTAACTATGATTTTTTTAGATAGTAGATATGCTGATGGGATTCTTTTTAAAGCCTGGCATGCAAAAAAACAAGAGTATCACTTAACAGTTTTTAGAACATATCCAGATTATTTAAAATCATATTTTATATATGAGTGGGTTGAAACTGATCGACTAGACATACTAGCAACTAAATTTTTAGGAAGTCCTGGTTTATGGTGGCAAATTTTAGATATGAATCCTGAAGTTATAAATCCAGACACATTACAACCTGGAACGCAATTAAGGATTCCAAATGTTTAATCCAGAAATTCAAAATAAAAGAAGCGTATCTTTTAAAGTTTCTTATCCAGATTTTCCATCTATAACACTGCTACCTAGAAGTGTTACTCTATTTCAAGAAATGGGAAAGCACGATATAGTTGAACTTAAATACAGAAGCGTTACAGCAAATCTTTATAAAAGTATAAAGACTGGAGTTCCTGTTCAAATTAATTGGAAAAATGATAAGGTGTCTGGAATTTTTAGGGGATACACCACGTTTGTTTCTTTTCCAATTGAAAATAAACCTTATAGAGAATTAAAAATACTTTGTATTGGAGCCTCTTATCCATTAAAAGAACAGGCATCAAAAGTTTGGGTAAATAAAACTGCATCTGAAATTGCTACAGACATTGCTAAAAAGTTTAAATTAAAGCCTGTAGTTACATCTCATCCAACTAGGTTTACTCAACAATCTTTAGCGGGACAATCTTATTGGGAAAAATTAAATGAACTAGCAAACTTAATTGGTTATGGAATGCAGGTTTCTGGAACAGAATTGCATTTTCATCCAATAGATAAAATGATAAATCAATTTATGACTACTATTCCAGTAATGTCTTTTAAAAACGTGTTAAGTCATCCAGCAAATTATTTTGAATCTCCAACTTTAGATGTTTTTGAAAGTAAACTTGGAGACTATATTGAAGGTGGAGAATATAAACGAACTGAAAATTTAGTCAGTGGTGTAGATCCTGTAACGGGAAAAGTATACTCTTCTAAAACTTCTCCAAATAAAGTAGGAAAATCTTTAAGAAAAATTACAAAAGATCCTTTGTTTTCTAACAATCAAACAACAACAGTAATAAATAGTAATGCAATGGCTAAATCTTTATCTGAAGCCGCATCTCATTTAGGTCGCTTTACAATTCCAGCAAAAGGAATTGGACAGGGTGATCCAAGAATTGCTCCTTGGAGAACTATAGAGGTTCGTGGTACAGGAGAAACTAGTGATGGTTTTTGGATTATAAAAAAAACAGAACACTTTATGCACTCTGATGGAAGATACCAAGTTGAATTTACCTGTTTAGCAGACGGTATTGGTGGAAACAAGCCTAGTTCTTTTAGACCATCTAATGCAGGTGGTGTCCCAACCAGAGATCTAAATAACGCTCAGGCCAAGGGAAAGCCTACATCCGTTAAACTAAGTTCTAAATCTCCATTAGTATCGCAAAGATCTGCTGGATACAAAGTAACTCCAAGAAAATGGACGGGTAAATAATGTCTGAAAAAGCAATCTCTCTTCCATTCTTAATTGACCCATATGGTCGGGTGGCATCAACTCAATCTCAATCTAAAATTTGGTCTGATAAAGTTAAGTCAGTGTTGGGTACAACACTAAGAGAAAGAGTTATGAGACCTAACTTTGGTACTTTAATTTCTTATTCTTTATTTAACACCGAAACAACTGCGGCTTCTGAAATAGAAACAGAGGTTACCAAAGCATTTGTTGAACAACTTTCTTTATTAACTCTTGAAAAGGTTAATGTAACTAATGATCAATACACAAATGTTTTAACTATAGAAGTAATTTATGGATTGCCAAACGACGAAATAGTAAGTACCGCCGTCGGCTTGGTTCTTGTTCAAGGTACTAAACCAATCTATGAGGAGTTGCTATGACCATAGCCCCAGTATCTAATATCCCAATATCAGTTGACTATACTGGTAGGGATTACTATTCGCTTAGAGAAGCATTAATTTCTAGAATTCAAGATCGAATTCCTGAGTGGACCGCATCAGACCCAGCAGACTTTGGTGTTGCTTTAGTTGAGGCTTTTGCATATATGGGAGACTTAGTCTCTTACTATATTGATAGAACCGCTAATGAAGCCTTCTTAGCAACTGCTACTCAAAGAGATAGCATTTTAAATATTGCTTTAACTTATGGTTATACTCCCGCTGGTTATAGAGCAGCAACCGTTGATGTTATTTTTTCAAATACATCAGAAGATGCGGTAACCATACCTGCAGGAACTGTACTAACTGGAACAGTTGTTATTGAAGACACTGTCGAAACTGTTTACTTTACTACTGATGCGGAGGCTGTTGTACCCGCTATTGCTGGAGAAACTCCTGGTACATATACGGTGGGAGCAACACAGGGACAATCAGTAATTCTTGTTGCTGAAGATGTAACCACATATGGAGAGTTAGTTGGAACAGCAGATGGAACTCCAAATATGTCTTTTGAACTTGGAGAGACACCAGTAGTTGATGGAACAATTGAGGTATTTGTTCAAGATGGAGACATCTTTTCTAAATGGACACAAGTGCAACACTTGTTAGATTACGGTCCAACAAACCTTGTTTACTCAGTTTTTTCTGACTCAGACAATATTGTTACTATAAGTTTTGGTGACGGTGTATCGGGAGCAATTCCTACAAACTACTCAGAAATTAGAGTTAGGTACACTGTTGGTGGAGGATCTATTGGAAATATATCAGCCAGTACTTTAGATAGTATTGATTATCTTCCTGGGTTATCAGAAGGTGAAACAACCGCAATTCAAGGTGCAATTACTTTAACAAACGATGCTGTTGGATTAGGTGGTTCAGATCCTGAAAGTAATGAACAGATTCGTATTGCTGCTCCATCATCTCTGCGTTCAGGAAATAGAGCCGTAACATTAAAAGATTTTGCTGATCTTGCGGTTTCGGTAAGTGGGGTAGGAAAAGCAAATGCAACTGCAAATGTTTGGACATCAGTAACTCTATACCTTGCTCCAACTAGAACAGCGCAAGATACCGACGTTGCTCCTGGATTAGACGATAATGAAGACCCAACGGCGGAGTTTGATCGACTTGAACAAGATGTATCCGAGTATCTTGCTGACAAGGTTTTGATTGGAACCACCGTAACAATTCAACCTCCTACATATGTTGACGCAGTTGTTACTATGCAGTACACAAAATTAGAAACTTACACAACTGACGAAGCAGAAGAAAACATAAAGAATGCTTTGCTTACAGGGTTTGGTTATGTAAACATGGCGTTTGAAGACAGGATTTATCCTAGAGATATTGAGTTTGTAGTTCAACAAGCACCAGGTATAGAAACCGTAACAGTTACTGCTCTTTTTGAATTTGGAGCAGGATCTTCTTTAACAACGCTAGTAGGACAACCTGATGAAATATTCCGTTTCTTAGAAGAAAACGTAAACCTTAGTGAGATTTAATGAATACAGATAATCTGTACTTTGGAATATATAGGGGTGTTGTTAAAAACAATAGGGATCCAAAAAATCAAAAACGTCTAAAAGTTTCTATTCCACAACTTACAGGAACAGAAATAACAGATTGGATTGATTCTGTAGAGCCATCTAATTTAAGTGTTGACGTTCCTGTTATAGGTCAGGGTGTTTGGATTCAATTTATTGGCGGTAGTTTAAACTACCCTATTTGGATTGGATCATTTGGTAAAAACCAGGGTAAAAATAAAAAGATATTTATTAAACCCCTGGCTAATACAACCTCTCTAACGGGATTATCGGCACATGTAATAACTGCCAAAAAATCTGATGGAACTACAGAAGTAGACTTAACCGCTACCTTTATGGTTTTAGCCAATAAAATAAAAAGTTTAGAAACAAGAATGACGACAGCCGAAGGAAAGATAACTACTTTAG